TGAGTTCTCCAAATATTTTGGACGCTAAAGCGCGCTCATTATTCGCTGTAAAAACACTGATTTGAATACGCGCTTCAAAACGTCCTCTATTGGCCATCCAAAGAGGGTTATACAGGAATTGCGAACGCACATATGGAATTGTGGCCCCTAGTGTTTTTTCGGGGTAGTAATTGACTGTGCGGGCTAAGCTAGTGCTTGCTGTGCCTATGATTGTGCGCGTGGCCTTGTGAAATGAGCCCTCGCTGTTATACGCTAGTTTTTTCCAATCGTTTACACTCATTGGCGCATCCTCTGAAGATAAATATGCCATTGATGGGTAATGGGCTCTTTAATCCCGTCATCATTCCAAATGGTGTACCGTTCAGCAGTTCCACCCTGAGGGGTAATGGTGAAATACGCGGCCCCCTCTAGGTTTGCGCGGCTTATTGCCGATTTATCTACTATAACAAGCGCATCACCTATCTTTTCACGCCTATTATCGCCTTGGGGGTATTGGGATTCTAAAAAGATATTTAGATAAGCGACAGTTGAAGAACTTGGGGTAACAGTGCCGGGCTCTCCTAAATCAGAATCGGCGCTTGTCGCTGTGGTCGTTACCCTGGCAAACGTATGAGTATTAGCAAATGCTTTACCGTTTAATTGGTCTGTGAATTTGATTTGTAAAAGCTTGTCACTCGCGCTTGTGGATGCGTTTTTAACAAGAAAATGGCCTTTTGCGCATGGGGAATTGGGGGAATAGTTTTTACTGTGTTCAGCGGCTTTGTAGAATACAGATTGCCCCTTTAATACCGCCTGTGTGCCTGCTGTAACAGTGCCGCCACTAAATGTTAATGGCTCATGAGTGAAATTAACTGTACGCCTTAATGTGGGCTGTATACCGCAAGAAACAAAGGGAACAATATCTGTGATGTAATATTCTCTAGTGATCCCGTCTGTTAAAATAATGCGGTCAGTGGGTTTGACCGTCCTATTTGTTCCGCTATTGTCTCTAATACTATACATGGCCCATTCTAGAGCCACGCTTGTATTGTTTTAGAATATTATCGATCATGGGGATTCCTGTATAATCGCCCGCTGCAAACGAAGCGGCAAACTCAACGGTATGCTTCTCGACTGTCTCTTTTTTTAACCCGTATTGCTGTAAAACTGCCAATAACGACCCATCCCCAATGCTATTCATCCAAAGGACTGTTAAAATTTTAGCCACCCGATTAATTAGCGCCGGTACACTGATCCCATCCGCTGCAACATAGCCCCACGCCCCAGTGATTCGTATGTTACGGCGTCCTTTCGGGAAGTACGCCAATCTACGAGCCTGACGTATATACGAACTGGCATGATCAGCAATCGCAATGCGCGGGTAATATCGATCATCAGGAAACTGATTATACAAACGAAAATCAACAAGGTTTTGGGTTTGATAAGTTGTGCCAAATTCGTTCCACTCCACAGAAGTTAAGGTAATTAAGGGCACGTCCAACACTAGAAGCTTTGACATCGTACCGTCAAAGTAACGGGTTTGGGTAGTTAGCTCAAAGAATTGTTGACAGATTAAATCAATATACTCCTGAGCTAACAAAATAGCGGCTTCGACCACTTCATCACTGAAGTCAGCCTCTAAAACGCCGTCATCCCGAATTTCTTCTAGTGTTGTGTAGGCCATTAGACTTCCTTGGGTTTACGTCCCGGTTTTGCTCTGAATTCATCCGATCGTAATTGCGCGTTTACAGCGTCCTGGGTTTGTTCTTCTTGGGCTTCTTGTTCTCTTGTCACTTTGATAGGATGACGCACGATTTTAAAGCGGCCTGTAACGGCTAGGACATTCTCTACATACTCGCCATGCTCAGGGCCATAGAATACAGTTTCCCCAGGTTTATAAACGCCATGCAGACGCGCCCCGCTTAAAGGCCCGCCAACGTCTAAAGTCACTTCATAATTACATTGATTGCTCATGATTTTTCCCTTTCTTGATAAAAAAACGGACTGCCCACACTTAAGTGGGTCAGTCCATTAAGCTAGTGTTTAAACAGTTGCTAATACAGCATCCTGAATGTTGATCGCCCGTGATACCCAGCCTTGCTTGATAAACTTGAAGGCGGCACGAGTCCGGCCCACCAAGTCCAGATTGCCAGAGTTTGCAAAGTATTGCTGTTCCATTTCCATATCATTAACGCTGATAGCGATCACGAAATTGGATTTCTTGGTCAGGAATACTTGGGGCAAAGTCTGATAGGTCACTTTAGCGACTGCGTTGGTAGCCAAAGTACCACCGGCAGTAGCCAAAAGGCCGGTTGAACGAGTGATTACATAATCTGTAGTCTCAACATAAGGAGCAACGTCAGTCGCTTCAGTCAGAGATGACAGATTGACGTAAAAACCGCCCGCTGTGGGCAAGTTGTCATAAGCCAAACTTACGCCGGTAGTACCGTTAAGAGTGATATGCTGCGTCACATAAGGATTAGTCTCAAGCAGAGGACAGTTAACGATTTTGATACCACGGAAGGTGATTTCATCATCACTTGTAAACGCGAAGTCACCCAATGGTGTATCTTTGCGGTACAGGTAAGAACGAAGATTTTCTTCCAAATCAGAAGGCATATAGAAATACAACTCTGATTTGTCGGCGCGGTAATCGGCGGGCAATTGCTTAATCATCTCATGCAGAATCTTTTTAATGTCTGCACTGTTAGATGCGTCATATGTCAAAACCCCAGAACCAGCGGCATCAGATGCAGCAATAACACCGTTTTGCTGAGAGAAAGTTTCATCCTTAATCCGATTGGTAGCGTGGCCGGTGCCATCGTTATAATAATCGGCTTCAGCGATAGAAGGCCCAACAGTGTTAGAATACCAAGTCATTTTTTCGAGGTCATTGGCCAATACTTTGGCCAAACCTTCAACCAATACTTGGGCTTTCTGCTCTTCAGGAATACGACCGTTAGCCAATTTGCGCAAATAGGTTCTGTGGGCTCTGAACACTACTTTGACATCAATAGGGCTAAGGCTTACTTTTCCAGTGGTGGCATTGCGGCCATTGGCATCAGTACCGTCATCCAATTGGATAAAACGGCCTGTCAGCTCCATTGTATCAATGTCCCAATCATCATAGACTTTTTCCAAAGTCACGTAATCTTTGAGGCGAGAGCCGTCAATGGTTAAATCAGTCAGGCGTTCGCGCTGTTCTGCGTTAAGCGTAGCGCCGCCGGACAAATCCGCTTCAGTCAAAATATTCTTTTCGACTAAAAGTTGTTCCAAAATTGTGTTATTCATTTTCAATCCTTCCTTTTAATTCCGTGCTTTAGCAGCGCTATTGATTGCCCGATTGATGCCCGTAGGCCAAAGGGACTTTTGAGACTCGTGTTGTGCAGGCTCAGGAGTAACTCCAGGCTGCGCGTTGGGTGCAGTGGTGACATTTAAAGCTTTCTGAATGCTTGTAACCACCATATCAAGTTTGGATTCAAAGTTTTTTTCTACTTCAGCGACTGCTTGCGCGGTGGCTTCGGTAGATTCTTCGGTTTGACCTATTTTTTCTTCAATCGCTTTAATGCGGGCTTCATAGGGCTCAATCATTTTGGAGCATTCCGCTTTGACGTACTCCCCTAATTTCTCCCATTCAGCATCATCCATTTTGACCACAGCGGATTCAACCACTGCGGGGGCTTGTGTATCAGTCATAGCGCTTTCATCGCTCCTTTGAGTTTTAAACATTTTTTCTGAAATTTGTTTGAATCCGTCCATGATGGCTTTTGTGATTGTATCGGCCATTGTCTGTGGGGGTTTGACGCCCGCCGCTTCTGCTTCGCGGACTGTTAGGAATGGCGCATCATTTGCCCCATAATCCACCGCTGACATTTCATGGGGAAGCATATCTACAATCTCCCCAGGAGGCGGAGTTTGAGCCGGTGCGCGTTCGCTTAATTTTCGTTTCAACATTATTCTTTGTCCCTTTTAACCCGCATCATCGACCCTGGACTAAAACAAGTGATTTCGCGGTTGTAAAGTTTTGCTTTTGCGGTTTCAGACATTGCCTGCCATGCTTGCATCCAAGTCCCGTCCTTAACCTCGTACCCACCTATAGTTGTATCACCTCTTTGGATCCAATTAAATACACAAAGAAAGTCGGGATGTTCGCCATTTAGTGCCTCGGTAGATTCGTCGTGTTGCACTCTGATTTTGCGCCCGTGGATCGACCAATACAAAGCAGCTTTTTCAATCTCTTCTTTAGAGATCCATTGGTTATGCAAATCCCTAGGCCCGTCCTCAGTTCCGGGTTCTAGGACTTTGCCGACTACAAATCCCTGGAAATCAGTAGCCATTCTCTGAGATTCGAACGCTTCAAAAGCGTGATAATTATTAGGGTCTGACATCTCCACTTCTAATTCAGGCAGTGGTTCAGGTCTGACGATTTTCTCTGTTAAATGCAGAAAATTATTATCATCCAAGATTTTACAGAATTGAGGATAGAAACTATAAAACGCCTCAAGTTTGGTTTCAGCGTTTGATAAAGCACTAATCACCCCATAATCGTCCTGGAATTCAGGCACTAAAGCGGAAAACGTTATAAAATTTTCCATCGTGCGTTTAATGCTGTTTACATTTTCAATATCCCAAGCGCATGGCTCAATCTCATACGCTTCGACATAACCACGCTCTGATTGAATGCCTACTTCTAAAGTAAAGCAGATAGCGAGTTTGAGACGGTTTAAGGCGTGTAAAAGATCAACATGGGCCTGCGCTTGCTCAAATAGGAAGTATTTAGCGGACATCTCAAACCAAAATGAGAATGACCAGCACAAAGTCTCTGTGGTGGCATACAAGGCGCTTAGAATGGCGCTGTTTGGCGCTTGACGTTTAACGAATCCTGCAAAATACGTGGGCCAATCTGTAATCTGTTCTAAATCACTAAGCGAACGGCCTGAGTAAATCCGTTCTAAAACATCGTTATCAATCTGCTCTAAATAATTCATGATGCGCCTCCGGCTATTTGCCCTAATTATATACAGGCGCTAGGTGGCTCCGACAGTTGAAGTGAAATGGGGGACTCATGACATTAGCACGAATCATGGCGTTAGAATCACTGATGTCTAAAGGCGTTGCACCCTCGCCATAACCGATTGTGAAGCCCTCAGTGCTATCGCCGTAAACCATGGGGCTCAGTTCTTTAATTTTATCGATACTATCAGCCTGAAAAAACGCCTCCATATTTTGAAGCGCAGGCTGTACAGGAAAGCGCTTGCCATGTAATGACCTGCAAATGTTTGTTGTTCTACCGTCCAAGACTGCGACTATTTCAAAATATTTAACCCCAGATTCGTTAAAGGTGGCAAGTTGGGCGTATGTACGCGCGTTGTTCAGCGCATTTACTGTATAAGTTTTAAAATAATTGTTTGGAGCGTCCACAATGCCTGTAAAAAGGTGTTCTAAATCTCCAACGATATCCCCGCCCTCTTGGAATATATCTATAATCCCCTGCTTAGCGTGTACCGCTTGGGATTGGGTAAGATACTCACCAAGAAATAGCGCGTTGTTACGCTTCAGAAATTCCAATTCATACGCCTGCAAATTCGAGCCCTCAGAAAGCGCTATGGTGTCAGCCATAATGGATTGCTGATGATTTGCCGCTATCGTTGGTACTACCTCCATTGTGCCTTGGCCGTGAAGCTTAAGCGCCAAACCTGCCTGCTTAAGTACGCTGTCCAATTCAGGATC